GTCCAAGTATAATCGTGTGTGTGCGTCGACAATGATTTTCCATCAGCTATAACTTCACCCGATGTCTCGAAGTCTACTGTACTTGACATAGCAGCTCCCGCCACTCCGCTAAAGCTAGCCGCCGCGATGTTTCCTGCACATAAGATATTACCTGTTATGATTAGATTACCAGTAAGATCAAGATCGCCGATGATAGTCATATCACCCTCTTGATCGAAATTTCCAGTAATATCATAATCACCTTCATGAATGACGTCACCTGTTTGAACTAAATTTCCGATATATTCCTTATTCCCTACCTCTTTTATTGTAGAGGGGATCTCAATCGCAGAAATCAATGGATTAATTCCAACAAGTGCGATAGCGTCACTGTAGTCGTGCATACGAAGCTCTGCGGGATTGGCGAAATCCTGTCCGCTATACCAACGATCGAAGCATCTTTCGCTTATAATGAGGAGGCAATAATCTCCGATTGCTATGGGATAAGCGGTATAACTCGTTCCACCTTGCATGAATAGCGGGGGTACTTCGATGAATTCTGGCAGCTCTATCGATTCGCCATTTACCACTCTATTGATTACAGGACGAACGTTTATCGTCGCAGTATCGACTTTAGTCACTACAGCAATAACAGCAGTATGGACGTTAGCAAGCGCGCTCTTTAACGCTATATCAAGGACGTCGATTAGTTGCTTGCTAGTCATTATATTGTTACCAGTTCAGTGTTGAGTTGTCCCGTGCAAGTCTGCACCCAAGATTCACCATAATTATCGCCATCATAAATTGCATTTATTATCTTATAAATACCGTCAAGATGTGGTGCTGTTTTGCTAATAAGCTTTACTGCTCGACCGATTTTGACTGTCGGATCGATTAGCATTTTGAATGTTACAAGGCTTGCTTCTCTTGTCGGTGTGCTTATTAGTCCACTTTTTGCACTGACTACTGGTATATAGCTACTTGTGATGTTGTCTTCATTTATCACATAAAGCTTCTCATCGTCGATATACCATGTCTCGTCGTCTCCAATGGCGTCGTTTATCAGCTTTACAGAATTACCCACCAGAACCCTCGGACGCGTTAGAACAGGACGAGGCGTTATCTTGCCATTCTCTGTGTGTGCCATGTCTCTGAGGATTTCAGCGATGACTTCTTCGCCGCCTAAAACTGTTGAGCTTGTAAAAGAGTTCATATAATCGAAGCCACCGTCATAAGCATCTATCGATGTTATTAGATCAGCGCCTCTTCTTTCATTAGAGCATTTATTTATATTGCCCTTGAACATGAGTTCAAGTCTGTCTTTATATCCAACTGAAAAAGAAATTGGAATCAGCTTTACCTCTTCGACGTCTTTGACTATAGCGAGTCTTTTCAAAGGGCTAAGATTGTAAACCTTAATTCTTATTTTGTTAAGTTGTCCGCTTATTGATTTCATACAGCTAAAGACAACTTTCATAGGAGGCTTAATCACAGTATCAATACCGTTGACCGTTATTGTTAGCTTGAAATCTCTTTTGAATTTCGTGGTTATCATTCCGGAACCTCAACACCTCTGATACTTTCCATGTCAGAAGATTCTAAAAGATATAAAGCACAACGCCCCTCGCTGAAATCTTCACGTTTAAACGGATCGATTCCGTTACCGGAAAGATCACGAACGATAAAATCAAAAGGTAGGTTCTGGCTTAGTATGTGCAATACTCCAACGGACAACTTTACGCCACGAACTGCATGAGTTCCGTATTCAGCATCCATACACCACATCGAATTTTTAGGATAGAATCTCAATGTCAGTATTATTTCGGAGTTGCCGAATAATATTGTATGTCGCTGTATAGCTTCCGATCCGATATTTTGAATAACTTTTGACATATTAATCAAACACCCTCAATAAATAATTTAAAAACGAGGTAGGGACTTCGCCGCCATCTTGAACGCCTTTGTCCTCAACGCTTTCAGTTGCTCCATTTGTCCCTTCTGAAGGAGAAGGGGCAAGGGTTGTTTTCGTAAAAATACTTTCTGCAAATCGAAGCTGCTTTGCTTCTATCCTGAAAGATATCGCATTAAATTCATTATCACGCTCGACTTCAAGATGTGTAATCCTCATCTTTTCATGCAATCCCGATATCGTATCGATTTCGATGAGTTCATCGCTTTGATAAAAAGATTCCATGTCGCCAATAAAAGCTTCTATATTACTCTTCGACGCCGCATCGACAAGACCGATGAACCCTGAAAGCTGTTCTCCTGCTTCTATAGCCGCATCTATCTTATTTACTGCAGATATAAAATTGTTTGTTATCTCTTCGACTTTGTTTGCTTGAGCCTCTGTCCGTTCAGGTATATACTGTGTTATTATACCGATGTAACCCTGTGTTCTCTTTATCGTTTCAAGTAGCTTGGAAGGGCGAATATGTACGTCTGAAACGTTTCCTTCGATTAGAAGGACAAGAGGATCTCTGATTATATGATCGTTTATATGACTTCCATCTTCAAGATATGTTGTCGGAACGCTTGACGTTCTTATATATCTTTCTCTAGTTCTTACAAGAGCAGTAAAACCGCCGATACCTATCTCTTTTGTTTTTGTAGGAAGGAAATGACCATCGATGAAATCTTTTATAATAGACATTATATACCCCCTCCGCTCGCTATCGCTTGTTTTTGAGTATCTTCAAGTTGATATTGAATATTGTTTGAGATCACTTCACCGACTTCTTCAAGCGTAGTATTGACTTGTATCGAGTTATTTTGGGTAATATTCGAGCTTTCACTTCCACGACCTAGCCATTCTCCAACTTTTCCGCCGATGAAATTAGGGCTTTTAATAACTCCTGCTACTCCATCAATAATTTCGGACTTCCCACCCCTCAGAGGCATAGTAAGATCATCGATGACGACTGCCGCAGCAGTGATCGCCGCAGCTATTGCAAGAATAGGAGCCGCCGCAGCCCAAAGGGTTGCCGCAAGCCCACCCGTCACTATCGACATTCCCGTGAATAAAGCTGTAAGCGTAGCCGTGAGAGGTAGCATTCTTCCAAATAATCCGAACAGTTCAGAAAACGCTTCTGCCGTAGCCTTTATTCCATTCACTATAGATTCTTGATTGCTCTCTAAGAAATTGCTGAAACCATCGGAGAGCTTTTCAAGCGTTGGCGCAAGACCTACAGCGATAAGATTTTTAAGAGAATCAAATCCGAGGCTTAGTCTAGCAATGGATTTATGGTATGAGTCTACTTGTTTAAGTTGTTGAGCCGTAAGGACGCTAAAACCTTTTGACTGTTCTCGTAGCTCCTTGAATTCTTTCGATGTTTTGCCTAGTAGCTCAAGCAACTCTGGATTTATTCCAAGAGATGACGCCATCGACCGTTGCTGTGCAAGAGAGAAATTAAGCTCTTTGAAACGTTGAGAAACTTCACCAAGAACAATATCAGCGGTCTTTATCTCCCCGGCAGCTGTTCTTATTGAAATTCCAAGCCTTGAGAAATCAGCGTCGCCGCTTAAGGAAGCACTTCCAATCTTATTAGTTAAGCTTGAAAGCGTTGATCGCATTGCCTGCATGCTTGAGCTACTGAGAACCGCCGCATTCGATAGTTCTTGTATGTTCTGGACTGATATTCCAGTCTGTTTTGAAAGCTCTATAAGAGGCTTTAAAGCCATTAGTGTGCTGTTAGACCATCGAGCAAGAACAAGGGCGGAAGCTGCGGCTGCTGCTGTAAGACTTCCCACTAGCAGTATGCTTTTTCCCATTCCTTTGTTGAAATTTGCGAGAGGTGCTGTGTTCCCCTGGAAAACGAATTTGGTTACGAGTGACGTTACGGCGACCATGATTTACCTCTTTGACGCTTCGGCGATGCTATGCTGTTCTATCGCTTTTGTTATCTGCTCGAACTCTACAAGATCAAGAAACTCAGTGGTATCGAGTTCTCTTATTTCTACGATACTACCGTAGCCTTGCTTCGATAAATAAAAAATCGTCATGTCGTCATCACTGACATTGGTTTTCGAAATCAAGCTAGGTTCTGCCGATGGCAAGCTTACTTTGAGCTTCCAACGGCTCCTTTCAAAAAAGGGTAGCTTAACGCCCCCATCATAGTGCTAACAAATAGTATATAATCTTCTGGGTAATTCTCCCAATGATCTGGAAGACGTGAAAGAAGATCTCCCTCAAATAAGATTATATCGCTGATTATCTTCTCGACATCTTCGAACTCTGCAGTCTCAAGGAATGAAAAAGTACCCTGTTCAATCGACGTGAAAAAAGCGAAAATCTTTCGTCTTTTTTTATGAGTTGTCTTAGTCAACTTATATACACGCCCATTGATTTCAGCTTCGCCATCTTCATAGACAGCTTTTATCATTTCATGGGCTTCTAAAGCTTTTAATTCTTCGTCAGTCATAAAAAATTATATCCTAAAGGTTGCGGGTAGCATTTCGGAATCTAATCGTATACTCTGAAAGAGCATTACCATCTTCGTCGTTCACAGTTTTTGTCGGCTGTGTAGTTATGCTTCCGCTTTCTAGTAAATACGATTCCACGAAATCTGATCCGTCACGTGTAAAATTCTCTTTTAGCGATCCGTTTAAAACAGTTGGAGGAGATACGCGAAGGGTATTGTTTAAGAAAACATCTGAACCGCTGAATCTCTGAACTCTGATAACAAGATCAAAAACGCCCTTGTCTGTGCGTTCATTAATATTAACTCCGCCGTTTGAAGCGTTGATCTGAGCCGTTGCGGGATTTACTGGCGTGAGTGTTATGATATCACCTGATACTGTATCTGTTATTGCCGTCCCGTTAAGAACGAGTGTAGTTGCGCTTGCTGAAACTGAAATTGTAGCCATTGTTAAGCCTCTTTTTTAAAGATTAAAGTATATTACCAAATCGGCTGAATGAATCGCGCCGCTATTTTTTACAGCGCCAGAAATAACCGGTGACTTCCTAGCCGCACGATCTGCAACAGACTGATCTGCTAAAGAACCTGCAAGGAAATAAAATCCATTATCTTCGATGTTCTGATTGAACGTTGTAACATTACCAAAGAAATCTGTGCTAGTCCAAGTTCCAGGAGCAAAAACGCTCGCTCTTACAAACTCTCTAGTTGTCTTTTCAGCTTGATCGACTAAACGATTAACGCCTTGAAGCGTCTGAGGTATTTTTGTTCCTGATGATGCAAGTAAATTGTATAAATCAGTTTGCAAAGCATCGATGAAAGCTATGATATTGTATCGATTATCTACAAAATCATTCGCTCCGCTTGTTAGTACAACAGAAGTATTCTTTATAGTAGTGTAAAGATCAAGACCAACGGTTTTTGCGTTAGTGATCTGTGTTTGAGTGTAATCTTCTGCGGGAACTGATAGCTGTTTCAAATGCATCGTGATAGCGGAGTTTTCTGCGCCAAAATTAACGCTGTGAACTCGTGACATGTAAGATGCTGCCATCTTTCTGTTTGCCGACTTACTATAAAGCATGCGATAGTTTGTTTGTCCTGCAAGCTTTATAGACCAGACGATATTTGTTGTATCGACGACAAGATTATCTGTATCGCTAAAGACGTCATACATAAGAACATCATTTGCCTGCGACCATGTTGCTAAGAGAGCGACGTCAGCATCAGAAGGTTTGTCGATGAACATCGCACCTTTGATATTGATAGCGGCTTTCAACGCTGTCATTCCCGCTGTCTTTGTCTCTACTGATAAAACAACGACATCAGCTCCTTGCGTTGCTACAGCTCCTGTTCCTGACGCTAGTCCAAGTAATGTTCCCACAAAAGTTCCGGTAGCACCGGTAGACGCTACAGTGATTAAACTCGATACCCCTGTCGTATCTGATGTTATAAGGAAAGTTAGGTTGCTAGAATTATAACTCGCTGTGCCGCCTGATAACTTGTCATCAATAACAGTTACGATATCTGACATCTCTGTGACTTCTCTGAAATCCATTGTTGTTAGTGCTTCGGTAGCGCCGTCGATGTCGATGCTCATAGATCCATCAGAGATTTCTTGTAATTGACTTACAAGAGTTGCTTCTGATATCTGCGCTCCTGTTAGTATTGCTGATGTTGCAGCGACTGTTTCTTCTGCGCCCCTCCAATATCCTGCGACCAGTGCTCCACCTGCGTTAATAGAGTTCGGCTGTGTTGCAAAAAAGCTCGCTGCATATAAACTCATCGCGCTATCAGAACCGAAGTCTGAGGCTACGCTTGCGGCGTCGATATATCTTTCATAGCGATTAGCTGTCGAAATTGTTCCGTCTTGCTGAGATGTCATAATTGCTACGACGTTCATTTGATCTCTGTCTGCTATTTCACCGTCAGCGGAAAGAGAAACATTGATGACATTACTGATATTTGCGCTCATTGACTAGCTCCTTAATTATCTATGATTAATGTTGTCTCTGCTGTATCTATCCGTAAAGTGTCGATATTTGCTGAGATACTATACTGTACGTTAATTGTTGATTCTATACGATTGTTATACTTCTGACCAGTTAAAATTTTAATGTCGGTAAGACCAGAAGATTTATGTACTGCGATTCCGAGAGTCTTTTGTAATTCGATTGATGATTGTGATTGGAGATAAAGAGAAAACTTGCTCGCCGTCGTCGAAGCTAAATCACCGTAAAACGAAATTATTACCGGAAGCATCCATTGTTCTTGATACTCCATTATCTCGTTTGTCGCATCGAAGTATTGACCGCTACCGAGCCGCTTCGCTGATATGACGCTATCGATACCGATATAATCCTTCTCAAAACCGTCGAGGGTAAAGTTAAGACGACCTATTCGAATAAGACTTTCGTCGGTATATCCGAGAAGATCACGAACGAACATTGCTGTTTTTCTCAAGCCTTCATTCATATTATGGCACTACCGTTTCAGTTACTAAAGGACGTCCAGTTTCTTCGGCGATACACTCTATATACCCATAACCATTCCAATCTCCACCCTGAATAACTTTATAGTCCTTTCCATCGAATTGTACAAGCTCTTCCAATTCGAGGGCTTCTCTGGTGTGTAATTGAAGGTATTGTAATGCCCAGTTTATCGTTACTGAGTTAAGCGCTTCTTTCTCTGCAACTTGAACGACGATAAGCTGATCCCTAAACACAACCGTATCAGTTTCGACGAAATTCGTTGTTGCCCGTGTTGTTGTTTTCACGATGATCGTTCTTTCCCAGGATCGTAAAACGTCTGACATATCTGGTAACATTATCTCACCACCCACGTTATCGCATTTCGAAGAATGCCTGTGTCTATCAATATTTTAGAAGAACCTTTCAAATCCTTTGTCGTCTGCGTAATATCTTTCCACTG